ACGATCTTGTCGAGTATCTTTGGAGGCTTCATTGGATCAACCTCGCATAAGTCAGACGCTTTCCGTCAACCGCGTCAATGTGAAGTTTCTCCAGTTCACCGCCGCAAGCCTCACGCAAGCGGTGGAGCATGAACCAAGCCGATTTCTGCTGTACTCCAATCTCTTTGGCGATCTGCATGGAAGAGATTCCCTTACGGGCAGTGACGATCAAGTACATGGCATAGAGCCATTTGTGGAGGGGGATGTGCGACCGCTCGAAAATGGTTCCTGTGCGAATCGTGAAGTCAAGCTGGCATTTATTGCAGCGATGGAAGCCAGCCTTGCGGGGCGTGATGCGATCCTGACCGGCACAGGTAGGGCAGGTAACTCCCTTGGGCCAGAGACGGCTCTCAAGGTAAACGCGAGCCGTCTCTTCGTCAGGGAACATCTGAAACAGCTTGAAGGTGCTGATTGTAGAGCGGCTCATGCGGCCTCTCCAAGGGTGCATTGTCCACTACCAAAAGGCTTCAGGCAGCACGAACAAACAGAAACGCCGGTGTCGATTTGAATCTGCAATGCCTGAACTACTCGACGGTACATCTGAGCACGGTAATGGTACGTATCCGTGCTTCCGTAGGGCTTCCCATTATCTTCATAGAACTTTGCGAGGGATTCTTCACTATCAGCCAAGTTCCCCCAGGAAACTTGGGCGCTGCGAAGCTCTTGAAGTGCGGTTTCGGCGCTACCTAAACGACGCTGGCAGCGTTCAGCGATACGCTCAAAGCGTTGGGCGCGATGAAGCTGGGAAGCTGAACCAATAGCGTTACAAATGCGAGCAAGATTGGCACAACCCATGCGGCAAACATGAGCTTTAGAGGACACGGTGTCAAGAAGATTGTGAATCTGGATGGTGCGATGAGTGGTCATCATGTTCATGCTTTTCACCTCTTCATTTAAGGTAGTTTATTCCCTCACAGAAGTCAAGAGTTATTTTGTGGAAATCTCAAGAAAAGGGAGTCAAAGACATAATTCCCTAAAAAACGCTTCAAGCAATTCTCCCAATAGAGCGGCTTCCCTTCGGCGTGAGGGGTATGCGCTCCCTGCTTTGCATGGCTCTCAGGTCTGGAAATCGGCGAGTCCCTTAGTATGTGAGTCTCACGCCATTACGACCGGGACGTAGCCGCGTTGCAGGATCAATTACCTGCCCGTTGCCCGGATTTCGTCGCTCGCTGATTTCATCGGTGTCAATGTCCGCACCTGTCGTACTCAAGCGGCCCGTTGCTGTTGGGAAAGAGTGCCGCGAACTCCCCGAATCGATTTCTCGACTCTGCCATACTTCGACGGCAACAGTATTGCACGTTTGGCGCATCTATGCAATCATTGAGTTGCGGGGTGCCTGTTCAACACCCCTTCGCAGCCTGCTTCGACACCATGCCGCGTCACCCCGCAACTCTTAAAGCCCTAGCTCCGGCCGGGGCTTTTCTCTGTGCTAAACTCCAAAAATCAGCCAGTGAAGTATTTGCCGACTTGGACGCCTTGACCCGCTGCGAAACGCAGAGCCCGGCGAAAACGTGGGAAGCGAAAGCTTGGTCCGGAGGTCAGTAGCTGGTTGTCTCGTGCGCGCGCGGATCAAGTCGATCTATGCTCAAAACTCTCCCGCATACATTTTCCTTGCCATGAAGACCCCTCTGGCCTTATATTCATCTTCAGATTCCAACCGTTTTACCGGCTCCGAGTCCCGATAGGCTTCGGCTCCCTAATGAAAAGCCACCGCATTCTCAATATCTCCAAAAATATCCGGCTCAAGTATTCCCAGGCGCTCAAGTCTATCGAGTCCTGCGCTTGCGCCTGGGTGATTGAAGGCGAATCCATCCGCGATCTCACCCTCAAGGAATCCATCCAGGCTCGCAACGAGCAAGCCAAGCAACGCGAGCCAATGCCCAACGCGGAACTGCCAGGAATCAGTTACGAACCATCCACGAGCGGACAGAGCGCAGCCCGCGCAGGCTATGAACTGATCATGCTGGCGAATGCACTGTGCGGAATGGCGTGATGGCAGGCGGGAGACCCAGTGGTTTCAAAGCCGAATTCACCGAGCAAGCGGAGAAACTCGCAAAGCTTGGCGCAACTGACATGGAAATCGCTGATTTCTTTGAAGTTGACGTGCGCACTATCAATCGCTGGAAGATAAGCTTTCCTGAGTTCTGTCAGGCCCTAAAGGCTGGCAAGGACGTGGCTGACGATAAGGTAATTCGTTCTCTGTTTCAACGTGCGACAGGTTTTGAGCATGAGGCTGTGAAGATCTTCATGCCAGCCAATGCCACTGAGCCCATTCACACAAATTATCGCGAGTTCGTGGTTCCCGACACCACAGCATGCATCTTTTGGCTCAAGAACCGGCGTCCCGACGAATGGCGCGATAAGCAATCAAACGAGTTAAGCGGCCCGAACGGTGGCCCGATCCAGACGCAGGAAGTGACTGTCAAGTTTGTGAAGACAGGGGAGAGCCAATGAGCGGGCTGAGCTTAAAGAAGGGTTGGGGGGCAGCTTACGAATATCTAAGCGAAGAGGACTCGCGGCTTTATGATCGCGCAATCAAGGGCGAGATTGCCAAGGAAGAGGCAAACGCGATAATTGCCAAGATGGTCGAGCGCATCCAAGCGTCTTGTCGCGGATCGCATGAATCTTCGAAGTATTAGGCGTAAATGCCCACAGTCGAGATCCCCGAAAAGCTCGCATTCCTCTTCGAATCTCACCCCTATAAAGTGCTCTACGGCGGCCGCGATGGCTGCAAGTCGTGGTCAGTCGCACAAGCGCTACTCATCCTCGGCTCACAGCGTCCCTTGCGCATCCTGTGTGGCCGCGAGACGATGGACTCGATCCGGGAATCGGTGCATCAGCTTCTCAGCGACCAGATCGCTCGTCTGGGGCTTGATGACTTCTATGTAACGCTGCAGTCGGAGATACGCGGGAAGAACGGCACAGAGTTCGTGTTCGCCGGCCTCCGCAAGCAGACGGTAAGCTCGCTGAAGTCGTATGAGGCCATTGACATCTGCTGGATCGAGGAGGCGAGCGTAGTCAGCCGCCGCTCTTTGACCATCCTGCTGCCTACCATTCGCAAGCCAGGGTCGGAGATCTGGTTCACTCTGAACCCCGATCTAGAGACGGATGCGGTCTACCAGGACTTCATTATCAACCCGCCGCCTGGCGCAGTGGTCTGCAAGGTGGGGTATGAGGACAACAACTGGCTGAGCAAGGAATCGCGCCAGAAGATAGACACCCTCCGCGAGCGCGACCCCGACACCTTCCATCACGTTTACGAGGGCGCAACACGGTCAACTGTAGAAGGCGCGATCTACAAGCAAGAGATTCAGTTGGCGGAACGCGAAGGACGTATCAGGGATGTGCCGTATGATCCGATGAGGGCCGTTGACACATTCTGGGATCTGGGATTTGCTGATCGCGTTTCCATTTGGGCTGCACAGCGTACTCCGTTTGAAATCAAGGTGCTTCGATACTTCGAGTTCGATCACCAGGCCATCGATTTCTACCTTCAAGAGGTTCAGAGCTGGGGCTATACGCTCGGCACATGCTTTCTTCCCTGGGATGGCGCCGCAAAGAGTCTTGGCACCGGCAAGAGCATTGAAGAGATCATGCGCGCCAAGGGCTTCAAGACGCGCTGTAATCAGCAATTAAGCGTCACTGATGGGATCAATGCAGTTCGCACTTTGTTTCCCACGCTCTACTTCGACAAGAAGCTATGCGCGGATGGCCTGAGCTATCTAAGGCGATACCAGTGGGGCCCAGCAACGCAGCTGGGCGTGCCGAGATCGGGACCACTGCATGACGACGCATCCCATCCCGCGGATGCCCTGAGGACAATGGCGGTCGGCATCAAAGAGCCGGCGCGTAAGGAAAAGCCAGCGGATACCCGATACGGGACCGCGTCGCAGAGTTGGATGAGTTAGGAGATTTCATGGCAGAAATGCGAAGTGCGAGTGCTCCGGTAAAGGGAGCGAAACGCGGCCCGATCAGCATGAAGGGTATTCATCACCTCGAAGTGCATCCCGAGATTGGCGGTGGTGTGTCAGTGCAGCATCACTACACCCAAGGCGCTGGAGAGTATAAGCAACCAGCGGCGAAGAAGTTCGCCGACCTGCATGGCGCCGCTGCTCACATCGCCGGCATGGAGCCAAAAGAGAAGGCTGAGCCGGGCGGCAAAGAAGAATCCGATAGCGCACCTGAGCGCGTTGAGCATCCTAAGGACGAGGAACGCTCAGAAGAAGGTGAGGACTAACATGGATCAAGCAGCACCCAAACCCACAGCAGCAGATATCGTCAAGGCATTGGCCGACACGCCAGAGCCCTTGCAGTATGCAACCCAGCGTTGCGCGTTGTGCAACCAGCATCAGCTTGGCGGAGTCGATAACCACGATCCCAAGTGTCCGTGGAGGATGGCGCGGGAGTTTGACGCTGCCCCCATGCCGGCTATCCTGTCCCATCCTGGCGCTACCCAAGGAAGGCTGGTTCCCGCAACCCCTGCAGACGACAACGCAAATATGCAGTCCGCCCCGCGCTTGGAACCCGTCAAGCCAGCCTGGACCCCAGCACCGCCCGCTCACAAATGAGCAACGATTTCTTTCGCGAAGTTTACCGCAGACTTGGACGCCTCGAACACCTCGTTGAGCGCGTGTTGCACCTGCTTGAGCCCAAAACCGCCGTTTTCACCGCAGTACTGCACCAGGAGAACACCATGGCAATCGGAAACATCAATGCCGGATCGACCGGCACCTTCGCCGCCACCCTGCTCGAGAACGGCGCACCGCTCACCACTCCCCCCTCCACGCCGACCGTGTGGACCTACAGCTGCTCTGATCCGACCGTGACCATCGTGACCAGCGCAGACACTACCAGCTCGGTGTTCAGCGTGCCCCAGAACGATACCGGCACCTCCTTCCAAGCTGCGGCATCTGCCGTCGCTCCCGATGGCACCACGGTGACCACGCCTCCGTTGACCGTGACTTTGACGCCCGGTACCACGTCTGCCGTGTTCTCGGCGTCGATCGCCCAGACTGCCTAAATCCCATCACTGGACGGGCCGTGCTAAGGTGCGGCCCCATTTTTAGGAGCAATCATGAGAGCAGTAGGCAACAGGACAGGCACTTTCGACACTGGTGGTGCGGTGCAGGATATTATCGACACCGATGCGCAGCAGGGTCCGTTGAACATCTTGACAGGCGCGGCGGATGCGATTCCCTCTCCGAACGGATCGAGCTTCGGCATCAATCAGATCCGCGGCGGAAACTTTATCATTGCTTCTGCCGGTGTCGATGCGATCACGCTTGGCGCGCCGGTTGCTGGCACCGATGACGGCATTACCTGCTTGTTTCAGGACGTCGGCGGCCATGCGCATACCGTCACTTCCACCGGCAATCTGATAACCGGATCGGCAGGCGTCAATACTGCCACATTCAACGGAAACAAGGGATCTAGCGTGCTCTTCCGCGCATATCAGGGGAAGTGGGGCGTTCTCGGCGCCATCGGAGTGGCCTTCAGCTAATGGCGATGTCAGAGGCAGAAAAGAAAGCCGTTCCCAAGTCAGAGCGCGGCGTGCCCAGCAAGTCCGGTACCGGTTCATACCCAATGAACACGGCCAAGCGCCGCGGCGAGGCTGTTGCCTTGGCAGCGATGCACCACGGCTCCAATTCTTCATTCACCAAGCGCATCAAGGAAAAGGCTGTAAAGCTTGGCGACTTGATGAAGCACCGGAGGGGTTAGATGGACTTGTCCGCATTCCAGCCGCTGCATGACGGCATCGTGGTACAGCTCATCCCCGAACTGGTGTCCGATGTGATCCACATCCCGATGGTGGCAGAGAACCGCTCACACGTTGGCATCGTGGTTTCTGTCGGCCCTGGCAAGCGGCGCGAGAAGGGCGGCCGCTACCCGATGGACGTGGCCCCGGGCGAAGTGGTGCGATTCTCCTTGAATGATGCAGAATGCGGCGAGTATACGCTCATCCGCCAAGGCGATATCTTCGGCAAAGTGAATGCCTGCTGAGAAAGAGCCCAGGGATACAAGGTCGTTCCTCGCCAAAGCTCATGCGAGATTCAAGCTCAGCGCAGATGCCGAGGCCGAGAATCGCCGCATGGCGCTGGATGACCTGAAGTTTGCCAAGCTCTCGGAGCAGTGGCCGGCAGAGATCCAGACGCAGCGCGCAGCCGATGGAACACCCTGCCTGACTCTCAACCAGCTGGGAAAGTTCATTCGGCAGGTCTGCAATGAGCAGCGGCAGCAGCGTCCCGCTATCCAGATCAGTCCAGTAGGGTCCGGAGCCGACAAAGCGACAGCCGAGGTCATCCAGGGCATGATTCGGCATATCGAGCAAAATTCCGAGTCTGAGGTCGCCGACGATATCGCCTTTGATTTCGCTGTAACTACAGGCGGCCCGGGCTGGATCAGGGCAGTTACGGATTATGCGGACGATGACAGTGATGATCAGGAAATCAAGATCAAGATGGTTTCCAACCCATTCTGCGTCTATTGCGATCCGCGTGCATGCCGGCCAAACCGGGAAGATGCCAGGTTCTGTTTTGTCGTCGAGGATATGTCCAAAGACGACTTCGAGGACGAATATCCCGATTCGGCTCTTTGCGGGCTGGAAGACTTCCAGAGCATGGGCGATATGCCGCCCGGATGGATGAGCAAGGAGACGATCAGGGTTGCCGAATACTTCTGGTGCGAGGAAACCCGGGAGAAGCGCAAAGGCAAGCGCGACAAGATAACCCGCACATGGCACTGGTCGAAGATCACCGGCAAGGACATCCTTGACGAGCGGGAATTGAAGGGCAAATTCATGCCGCTTTTCCCTGTTTACGCAGAGGAAACGCACGTCGACGGGAAACGCCATTATAAAGGCTTGGTGAGGGATGCCAAAGATGCCCAGCGTCAATACAACTACCACTGTTCGGCTGCTACCGAAGCAGTTGGTATTGGCACCAAAGCGCCCTGGCTCGTCACTGACGACCAGGTGGAAGGTTACGAGAATCAGTGGCAGCAGGCCAACGTAAGGAAACTGGCATTCCTGAAGTACCATTTTGTCCAGGGAGCGCCGCCTCCGACCAGAAACGCCACTGAGCCGCCGATTCAGGCAATGATGATGCTGGTGAAGCAGGCCGGCGAAGATTTGATGTCATCAACAGGGCTGTATAACCCCTCCCTGGGCAAGCAGCAGTCCCCGGATGAGTCAGGCAAGGCCATTCTTGCCCAGCAGCAGCAGGGCGATGTTTCGACGCTTAATTATTCTGACAATCTGAAGCGCACCAAGACGCACATCGGGAAATACCTTATCGATCAGATCCCTTATGTATATGACGCTCCGCGGATTCAGCGGATCATCAAGCCCGACGATACCGTCGACCATGTTGGGGTGTTCAATTCGAAGTCCACCGGCATGACGGAAGATGATGCCAGGGACATGTTGGAAGATGAAGCGATTAAGAAGGTTTTCGATGTTGGCGTTGGCACTTACGATGTGGTGGTTGACATCGGTCCAAGCTATCAGACAAAGCGAAAAGAAGCCTCTGCCACCCAGCTGGAGTTGATGAAGGAAGTTCCGATCGTACAGCAGGGCGCGCCCGACATCATCATCCGCAATATGGACATTCCCGGGGCCGACGCTATCGCCGACCGGGTCAAATTGCTCCTTCCTCCGCAACTGCAGCAGGCGGACACCAGCGATCCACAAGAGCAGTTGCAGAAGGTTCAAGGCCAGCTTGCGCAATTGAATCAGCTCCACCAGCAGCAGGCCGCATTGCTCCAGAAACAGCACGAGATGATTCAGAGCAAACAGCTCGAGCAGCAGGGCAAGATGTCAATTGCGCAGATGGAGCAGCAAGGGAAACTGCGCATGTTCCAGATGGAGCAGGAAGCAAAGATCGTCATCGCCCAGATCAATGCCAAGACTCAGGACGCCTCGGACAGAGCTCAGGAGACGATGCAGGTCTGGTCTGAGCTGCACAATGCGGCTCACGATACCGCG